AATGAGAGTGACGCCAACTTTCATGGCTTCGGCCCCTAAGCCCCTACTTAGCCGTATGGGGCTTTTGTATTTGCGCGGCTGATTTAGGGCGGCAGTTCAACATCCATACAGCGACTACTTGTCTCTAGGACTTGCCGCCCATCTACTCTGGACAATCCTCCGGGAATCCAACATGGCAGCACGCATCAACAAACGGCACTCGGATGAAATCCGCGCCAAGATTCAGGCGTCCTGCCTGATTCACAGACTCCAACAATGCGGGATGGGCGAGATTGATCTGACGCCCACGCAGGTGAACGCGATCAATTCGCTTCTCGACAGGTCAGTTCCGAAACTGTCGCAGATTCAACACGTTGGAGACGCAGACAATCCGGTTCAGAACGTCACCCGCATCGAGTTGATCGCACTTGGCAGCCGTTCAGGTTGAGATCGTTCCGAAGCTGATCCCCGTCTTTGAAGGCAGGGCAGACGTTCGGGGCGCACGTGGGGGGAGAGGCTCAGGAAAGACTCGCAGCTTCGCCAAGATGGTGGCGGTAGTCGGGTACATCCACGGCAACGCGGGCACAACGGGAATATTGCTGTGCGGTCGGCAGTTCATGAACTCGCTGGATGACTCCTCATTGGAAGAGTGCAAGCGGGCCATAGAGGAAGAGTCTTTCCTCGCTGATTACTACGAGGTAGGCGACAAGTACATCAAAAGCCGGGACGGGCGCATTTCGTTTGCGTTCGCGGGCCTAGATCGGAACATCGCAAGCATCAAGTCCAAGGGCCGCATTCTGGTCTGTTGGATTGATGAGGCAGAACCCGTCACCGACGACGCATTCATGACGCTTATCCCGACTCTGCGGGAAGAGGACAGCGACTGGAATGCTGAACTGTGGGTGACGTGGAACCCGAAGCGGAAAAGCGCCCCGGTTGAGAAGCGGTTCCGGTTCAGCAAAGATGCACTCGTCAAGGTGGTGGAGTGCAACTGGAGGGACAACCCAAAGTTCCCGGCGAAATTGGAGCGGGACAGACAGCGCGATCTGATCGACAACCCTGAACAGTATGACCACGTTTGGGAGGGCGGTTATCAGACGGTCGCGGTCGGCGCGTACTTCGCCAAGCATCTAGTCCAGGCCAAACAAGAGGGGCGAATTAGCCGGGTTGCCGCTGATCCCCTCATGACAATTCGGCTGTTTTGCGACATCGGCGGGACAGGCGCTAGAGCGGATGCGTTCACGATGTGGGCGGCGCAGTTCATCGGCCGAGAGATTCGCATCCTCGACTATTACGAGGCTGTTGGTCAGCCACTGGCAAGCCATCTGGCATGGATGCGGGAGCGCGGGTACACGCCCGACAAAGCACAAATCTGGTTGCCTCACGACGGCAGCACTCAAGACAAGGTGTATGACGTTTCCTATGAGTCCGCGCTACAGGCGGCGGGCTACTCGGTGACGGTCATTCCGAATCAGGGCAAGGGCGCAGCAGGGTTCCGCATTGAAGCGGTCCGCAGGCTGTTCGGCAGCTTCTGGTTCAACGAAACAACAACAGAACCCGGACGCGCTGCTCTCGGCTGGTATCACGAGAAGCGCGACGAAGAGCGCGGGATCGGCCTCGGCCCTGAGCACGATTGGGCAAGCCACGGAGCGGATGCTTTCGGCCTCATGGCGATTGCATACGAAGCCCCGGCGAATCGTCCGGTGAAGATTGAATACAAAAGGCGGCTCACATCGTGAAGATGGACGAAACACAACTACTCGCTTTCCTGGAAGCAGAGCAGTCCGCCAGCTATCACTATGTGAGCGGGCAACTGTCGCGGGATCGGCAACGCTCGCTTCGGGATTACAACCGGCTCCCCTATGGCAACGAAGAGGATGGCCGCAGTTCCGCCATTGCCTCCGACGTTTTCGACATCGTGGAGGGGATGCTGCCTGATCTGTTGGAAGTGTTCGTTTCCACTGACAAGGCGGTTGTATTCGAGGCTCAAGGCCCGGAAGACGAAGAGTCGGCAAAGCAGATCACGGACGCTTGCAATTACGTCTTCTACAAAAGCAACAACGGCTTTCTGATCCTGTACGCGGCGATCAAGTCGGCGCTGTTGCTCAAGACGGGTGCAATTGAATGGTGGTGGGACAAGTCCCGCACGGTGGACTTCACCACCTATGTGACCGACGAGATGCAATTGGCGATGTTCGTTCAGGGCAATCCTGATGCGGTCATTGTCGAGACGGAAGAACTCCCGCCCGATCCGCAGGCGCAGCCGGAAATTATGGGCTTGATGCCGAAGCGGCTCAAGGTCAAGGTCAAGACGGTCAAGCCTCGCAATCAGGTCAAGCTCGCAGCGATCCCGGCTGACGAGTTGCACGTTTCAGCCCGTCACGCTTCGATCCTGTTGGACGACGCGCCTTATGTGGCTCACGTCTGCGAGCGCACGCTGTCCGACATTCTCCAACTTGGCTACAAAGTCACCATCGAGGATGTCAAAGCGGCTCAGGACGAGTCCACCACTCAAGACAGGGAACTCCGGCAGGAACTGCGGGGCGGACGTTGGGGCTGGTGGGACGACGAGAACGCTAACGACGATTCGATGGCCTACGGCTGGCTGCGGAAGGAATATGTCCTGGTCGATTTCGACGGGGACGGCATCGCAGAACGCCGGAAGATTGTCCGACTCGGAAACAAGATTCTTGAGAACGTCGAGGTTTCGCACGTTCCCCTGGCTGCGTGGTCGCCTTACCTGAATCTCCACCAGTTCGTCGGGCTCTGTCCTGCTGATCTGATCAGCGATGTTCAGCGAATCAGCACCGACATCCTCCGGCAGCAGATCGACAACCTTGCTCTTGCGAACAACCAAGAGACGATCGTACTGACGGACTCGCAAGGCAATCCAAAGGCCGATCTCGATGACCTGCTGAACCGTCGTGTCGGCGGCATCCTGCGTGAACATGTGCAAGGCGCGATCCGTCCGATGCAACAGAGGTGGCAAGGCATCGAAGCCATGCCATTCATCGAGCAGTTGGCGAACATGCGCGAGGCTCGCACGGGCTATTCCCGGTTCTCTCCGGGGCTCGATGGCGAAGGACTTGGCAAGACTGCAACCGAAGTCACCAAAGTCAAGAATGAGCAGCAGAAGCGCCAGAAGCTCATGGGCCGCATCTGCGCCGAAGCCCTGGTTGCTCCGATGTTCCGTGGCATCTTCAAGACGCTGTCCGACTACTGTATGGACAAGCTCACGTTCCGAATCAACGGGAAGCCGGTTCAGTTCGATCCGCAGGAATGGCGCGATCAGTACGATTTGACGATCAATGTCGGCATTGGAAACGGCGACGACATGCAGCAATCAATGATGTTGCAGCAGATCGCCGGGGCTCAAATGGCGATCATGCAAACGCCGATGGCTGGCAGGCTCGTGACTGAGGCGAACATTTACGAGGCGCAGGCTGCAATCGCTGAGAAGGCCGGTTTCAAGAACGCCGGTCGGTTCTGGAGCGATCCGAAGAACCTGCCACCTCCGCAGCCTCCGCAGGTTCCGCCTGATCCGATAATCATCAAGACGCAAATGGAACTTCAGGCCGACGCGCAGAAGTTCCAGGCTGAGACTCAACTGAGATTGCAAGAGATTCAGATGCAGGCATCGGCCAAGCTGCAAGAGGTTCAGGCGAATCTCGAACTGCAAGCATCGAACGATCAGCGCGACTCAGAGCGGGCCACGATGCAGGCGAACCTGAACGCGCAACTTGCCGCAGCAGAGCAGGAGAACAAGCGGTTGCTGGCTGATCTCGATGCGAGCGTGGCGAAGTACAAGGCCGATCTGGACGCGCAAACAAAGCTCACCATCGCTCAGATGGGCGCAGAGCAGTCGGCAACGCCTGCAATCGACATTGCACCGCTGCAAAAGACTGTCGAGGAGTTGATGTCTTACATCAATTCACCTACAGAGATCGTCAGGGGGCCTGACGGACGCGCAGCAGGCATCCGCAAGGGCAACGTAGTCAAGTCAATCAATCGCGGTCCTGATGGCCGCGCAATGGGGGTTATGTAATGGCAACAGGCGACATGAAATGGTTTGTTCAGGGTCTCGTTGACCTCGGCAATGGGGTGCATAACCTTTCTACGGCTGATCTCAGAATGGGGATCGTGACGACGACGGGTGCGCCAACAAAAGACACCACGGGGCCGCACTGGGGCGGCTCTGGCACGACGAACATGGCAACCAATCAGGTTGCCACGGGCGGCACGAGTTACACCGGGCCGATTGTTCTCGCGGGTGAGTCATGGGCGGCGGTTACAGCGGTTGCAACCCTAGGGGCAGATCAGATCGTTCTCGCGCAAGACGCTTCCGGCTTCGCGAACGGCGCTTACGGGATCATCTACAACAACACCGACGCCAACAAACGCGCCATCGGCTTTATCGAGATTTCCTCGGCAGGCACGGCGTCTTTGGTGTCCGGTTCGCTCACGATCACATTCAACAACGACGCCACCTCTGGCGCGGCGTTGACTCTGACGCAGAGTTAAGGGGCAATCATGTCTGGAATCTGGAATCGAGTCGTCGAGCGCGGTGAACTTGGCGACCCGCTTGGGTCGGCGACCATCGTGGCGGCTGTTTATCTTGTCACGCGAGGGATTTTCACCGCGACACAAGTGCGAGACGCTCTGAACGGCAAGTTGCAGAACCCGCTAACGGTGCAGGAGTTAGCAGACCTGAACACGATCTTGACGAACGCATCGACGGGGTCGGCGACAGCAAAACTTGATTACATGCTTCGCATTGAGTCGCTGTTGATTGCTGCCGAAGAAGGGTTCCTAGTCAACGAAGCGACGTTCCGCAGCGAGGCCGGGCTTCCGTAAGTGGCGCAGACAACCGCAGTCATCACGCAGTCGCTGCCCAATGCGGCGGGCAGTGTTGACTTCACCAGCAGCGGGTTTGGAACTCCTGTTGCTGCAATCATCCTGTATGGTGATGCCAACACCACCAACAACCCGCAGAATGGGTCGGGCATTGGCGTCGGGTTTTGGGATGGAACCGATGTCCGCACCATGTCTGTGTGGGCGCAGGATGCGGCGGCGAATTCGACCACAAAAAGGATCGCACGGACAGGCGTAGCGGTTGCTTTGATCGCTGGCGCGACCACGTGGTCGTGTAGCTACACGATCTCGAACATCACGGACGGTGTTCGGCTCACTCTCTCGACAGACAACACGACAGTTGACCGATACGCGACGGTCATACTGTTGAGCGGAGTCAGCGCAAAGGTTCTGTCTCTCACGACGAACCCGACAGTTGACACCGGGACCACGTCGGCAAGCCTTGGTTTTGCGCCCGA